TGCGTGTTAGCGATATGCTAGAGGCAGTAAACGCTTGGACTAAATGTGTAGACTTTGGCGATGCTAAAGAATACGCAACCTATAACTTGTCAGACCCTACTGGCAAAATGTATACTAAGACCTTCTACCGCAACGGAAATGTGAGTGTAAAATAATATGGGTTCAGTAACCGCACTAGGAATTAAAGATACAGTATTAGACTTGGAGACTCAGATTCTCTATCACTTGAAGGGTAATCACTATCCTCCAGTACCCGCAGAAATGGTACAACCTTGCATTGAGGCTATTGACGCTTACTATGATGAGGACTATGACCGAATGATTGATATGCCAAAAGTTGGTGACTTTCAGATTCTATATCGTGGCTCAACGCAAGCACCTGCAAGGGCTATCGTAGACCAGCACCACTTATCATTCTGGCTACCTGAAGAGGAATACTAAAATGACTGCTACAATAACAAATATGAAATTTGTGTATGCAGACTTACTTACACCTAGCCAGTTAATGGAAGGTGACTTGATCAATATTGATAATGATATTGTGGAAGTTATTTCAGTAGTTGATGACGCTACTGGAGATAACTATACAATTACTCATAAGAATGAATATGATGAAGTAGAAGAAACTAATTGCACCTATGAAGATATGTTTAAGTTATATGTCTTTATAGATGATGATGAATAAAAATTCATAACACTGCATAAAAATCCCGGCGTGTCCGTTTTGTCCAGAACCTCCTGATTATGGGGAGTTGATATTTTTCCCAATTTCTGCTAAGATTAAGTATGAAAAAAACACCAGAGGAATTACGCAGGCTTATGGAATTACGCCGTAGCAATGCTGCCTCATCGGTCCCAAGTAAAAAGAAATACAACCGCAAGAAATGTCAGTCCCTAATGCTAGAATTGAAAAAAGAAAGTGAGTAATCCACCATGTCAAAATTACTTAGAAGTAAAGATAGGAAAGTAGCAAATGCCGTCACACCAAATGGAAAACAAGCAAGTATCGCAAATACATTCGGACTCCCTGCAGGAAAGTCTTATTCATGTCCTGGAGCGACTAGCGTCTGCGAGAGTGTTTGCTATGCTGGCAGACTTGAAAAGGTATTCCCAACAGTAAAGAAAAACTTATTGCATAACTGGGAATTGCTACGTAATGCTGATCGTGTTGAAATGTACACACTACTTTCAGAAATGATTGCAGAGTTTAAAACAGATTGTGTTAAGCGCAATGCTAAAATGCTATTCCGTATTCACTGGGACGGGGATTTCTTTAACGATGAGTATGCACACGCATGGCGTTCAGTAATCGAAGAGCAACCTGATATTCAATTCTGGGTATACACTAGAGTTAAGTCTGCGGCGCTTATCCTAAAAGACATTCCTAATCTATCTTTATATTATTCTACAGATAGTGAAAATAAGAGTGTAGGCGTTGACCTAAAGAGTAATCATGGTATTAGACTTGCATACCTTGCCAAAAATTTTGCTATCGGTCAAGGGGATATGAAAGAGTTATTCAATAAGCCTGGCGCTAAGTGCCCTGAGAATAATAAGTCTATTCCACTTATCTCACAGAAAGGCTCGGCTTGCGTTTCTTGCGGATTGTGTGTATACTCGAAGGCAGACATAGTTTTTTCCGCAACTAAAAAGTGAGATACCAACAATGGATAACAGTATAATCTTATATATTCTGCTATGGCTATTTCTAATGTTCCTTACCCAATAGTCCGTAATGTCCGATATGTCCAGATGTGATTTATATCACAATCAAAAATGTATCAAATAGTGAGATTTTTACCCTTCCGACTTGCATTTTGTCAGTAGGTAGTAGTAAAATAATAATATCAACCTAACGAAAGGAAATACAATGTCAGTAGCAACCGCAACTTACAAAGTAGGAGATACCTACACAACACAGAAGTCCAAAGTCACAGGAGTAATCAAGGAGATTATCCCACAGGCTAACGGAAATGTCCGTGTTGCGCTAGATGTAGAGGGAAAGACCCGATACACAACTTGGACAGCCAAGTAAAATAAAATAACGAAACAGGGGCAGTTTAGGAGAGTATCTAGCCCAATGTCGTAAGTAAGAACTCTCCCCCCTTCGGGGGAAATGTCAGACCCACCCCCTACAATAGAAACTAACCACCAAAGAAAAGGAAACCAATGTCAAGAGGAAAAGCAATCTCAGTAAAAATCGCAACACCAAAGGTAATCAAGGCACTAGAACAGGCACTAAATAAACTAGAACTTGATTGGACTTCACAAGAAGCCAATGAAGCAAAGTATGAGAAGGCAAGAGAGAAGTGGCGTAAAGAAGTTCAAGAATACGCTATTGCTAACATCAAGAAGGCAACCAACTTCCGCACTTCATATCGTTCATACAACAACACGCTAAACATTGACTACGATATTATCGTAGCAAAAGAAAGCGATATGCCAGTAGAACCAAATCGTGATTTCGTAGTGCTACACACTCACGAATATCAAAGTCAGAAAGAGGAAATTGCAAATGCAATTCGTATCCTAAAGATGACAGATGAGGAAGTTGTAAATACTTCTACATACAATGCGGTGGCACGCTACCTATAATTCCTAATAAGGAAAAGTCCTGAGTATGACTACTAAAACTGCTCACCAACTCTAAACACCACAACAGAAAGGCAAGACCCAAATGACACTAGGCGGATATACTTACCAAATCGGTGATCTATTCACAACAAGCAAGACAGGAATTACAGGTCGTATTAGTAATTTTACACCTATCAATTCTAAACTTACTAGAGTTTCATTACAGTTAGCAAATGGCGCACACCGATTTGCAATGGTAAAAACATCTAAGTAAAAAGAATTCGCCAGGCTGATTAGGGCGATTATAAAAATACTATAGAGCCACCTTATTGGGCAGGTGCAAGAACCCATACATCCTGAGCATGATGGAAAAAGGCTCAAAAATTTTGCCGGGCTCGTGTGATCAACATCACATCTCATTATGTGAGATACTTACGATTCCCATTTGTATTTGTCAGTCCTCATATGTATACTTATATTAAACCACAAAGAAGGAGACCCCTATGATAGCAACAGCGATAGCAATTCAAGACGCAACTGCCTCAGCCGTTCATGATAACATGATTATGGATATGGCTGGACACTTATACCACGCAAGAAACGAAATGACAGACGAAGAGTTTGTTCAGTTCTTATTTAAATACTCAGCCAGTTTGTCAGCCCTAACTGCTACATTGGTTACATCAGTTTGTTTGACAGAAAGTCAGATGAACGATATGGTAGATACCATTAAAGAATTCGACCAACTAGAACAAGAAATGGAATAACCCCTATGTCAACTAATATACTTGAAGCGGTAACAGAAGATAAGTTAACCGTCGCATACAACCCGCACCTACTGGTTACCTATAAAGCGATTCCAGATACATATGCTGCACCTGAAGCGCCTACATTCTTAACAAGCAAGGTTACCGATATTGAATGGGACCTACACGTATCACGTAATAATACTAAGAGACTTGATAAGTTAGAGAATCTTATCAATGGACTAGATGAGCAAGTTATTGAATGGACCAATCCTAACTATGAAAAGGATGAGGTCCTTGCTGGAATCTGTGAATACTTTGGTATTAATCCTACCAAGGAAATTGAAGTACAAGGAACTGTAACATTTACAGGAACAGTACGTGTACCAATTGCAGAAGCAGAAGACTTTGACTTAAGCAATGTTTCAGTCGATGTTGATTTAAATTCATATGACTATGATGCAGACTTTTGTGTTGACGAAGTATCTCTTGAGGAGCACTACTAAGTTTCATAGGGGGCTATGAAAAAGGGACCTGAGCAGTGTCCATGTAAACGGCTCACAGTATTCCCACTTATTAGAGTGGTAGTGTGTTGAGTAAGTGGGTGCTTATCTCGTAAGAATAAGAATACCTGGAGTTCATCAGAAGGATGATCTATAAGCAACAGGGCACACTATCACTTGTAAATTCCGGCACGTCCAGCCTGGTTTGTCAAGTTACGATTACGTGATCTTTATCACATCCCCAAAATGTCCGATTTATCCCTGTTTACCTATCCTGATTTGCATTTGTCGGTGGGTGATGTTATGATTGTATAAACAAACAAAAAGGAGAAAAACTCATGGCACATGACCTAGAAACACAAAACGGTAAGACATCTTTTGCGTCTTTCCGTGAACCTGCATGGCATGGATTGGGAACCGTATTCACGGAAGAAAAAACAACACTAGAAATGCTAGAAGCAGCAAATCTAAATGGTTGGAATGTTCGTCTTGAAGATATGCCAATTCCATCACACCTAACAAGCGACAAGGAATATCAATATGTTGTTCGCACAAATCCTACCGACAACTCTCAAACCGATGTTCTCGGTGTAGTTGGTGAGCGCTATCATGTATTGCAAAATGAAGATTTATTTTCATTTGGTGATAATATTCTTGATGGTGGTGGTCGTTGGGAAACCGCTGGCTCTATCAAGGGTGGGCGTGTAGTATTCGGCGCTCTTGCTCTTGAGCGTGAGACAATTCTAGACCCTAATGGTGTTGCAGATAAGGTAAAGACTTATTTGCTCATCAATACATCACACGATGGCTCAATCGCTATTCAAGCAAGCATAACACCCGTTCGTGTTGTGTGCGCTAATACTCTAAACCTTGCTCTCGGTGGCGTAGGTCGTAAGAAGAATAAGGGTATCAAGCAATCTTTCAAGATTCGCCATACACAAACTGCAAATGGTAAAGTGCAGATTGCTCGTGAAACTCTTGGTCTTGCTAATGCTTACATGGACGAATTCGATGTTATGGCTAAGGCTATGATTGAGAAAGAAGTTTCTGCTAAGGATTTCAATGACATCATTCTTGCTGCATATGCTAAGCCAGAAAAAGATGCTAAGGGTTCAATGAAGAAGTGGGAAAATAAAGTTGATGTCATCAACGATATTTACACTGGCGAATTCAATGGAATGATTGCTGGTAATGCGTGGGGTGCGTTCAATGCACTTACTGAGCGCCTTGATTGGTATCGTTCTGCTCGTGGTGGTTCTAATGAATCTATCCTTGCAAGCGCAAGCGGATTTGACCCTGCTATCAACGCAGAAAAAAATCGTCTGCTAAAAGTTGTGCAGAATGTTATGCAACTAGCATAGCAAAATAAATTCCTGAGCATGAATAAAAACTGCTCACACGCTCCGTTAGATTAGCGGTTAAATCATCACACTGTCACTGTGAAGATCACGAGTTCAAATCTCGTACGGGGCGCAATACAAAAAGCGGTGCCGGATTTTTGTTTATTTTATTAGCATTGCATTACGGAGACTTGATTTATTTCCCATTTTCGGGTAAAATTAATATATACCTACTAACCAAAGGAAACACCATGAGTGAAAGATCAAAAGGATATATTGGTCAAATAGTTGACGGTAAGAAGTTAGCCACAATAGCAAATGATATCTATCGTTTACAGTATAGCAATGACTTTAGTGAATGTACAGTAGATAATTTGTTATTTGTTACCCTTGAAGAAAAGAATGTATTTGGCGACAATAAGTATGCCTTGGTTTGCTCAGAAGGAGTAGGCTGGGAGCAGGACACTTATGGATGTCTAGAAGTACCAACTAACATTGGTCAAATGGGTCTATGGAATGGTAGAGTGTTTATCTCTGTAGATACTGTTAAAGAATGTCTAACAGATCAAACAGAGGATATCGCAGACTACATCCGTGTCTTTGGTGATAGATTAGATAGAAACTGTTCCCTATGGCAATCTAAGATGTCAGTGCCTAGCGATATGATAGTTCTATGACTACCACATACAAACCTTACACCATATCAGAACTCGTAATGGAAATTTATGAGGACAACCTATCACATTTTGAATTTGAGGAAAATATGGGGGGAGACCCCTGTGACTGTAATCTACATATCACTATGAATACTATTATGCAATATTGGGAGGGATGATGACTACCTGGACCAGGTGTAATAACTGTATGGCTGAATACATGGATGAAGTATCTGAATGCCGTCAGTGTTGGACGGATGCCTATCTTATGGATATACCGTCGGTTTGGACCAAGTACGACTACGTGTGCACTAACTGTGATGCATTGATTGAGATCACTACTAAGATTAAACCTCAACTGGACCCTGACTGTACATGTGGAATGATTAATAGTATTATTCAAATTGGATCGAGTAGGGCAGATGTGAGCAAGGTCACAGCCTAAAAACCTATTACGACCTTGCAATTGTCATCCCCAAACCCTATAATTGTTATTACGACCATAGAAAGGAAATCCCAGAATGCCCACATATGATGTAAAAGTAATCGTTGAATACAATTACGAAGTAGAAGCAGACAACGACCAAGAAGCAGAAGAACAAGGCTGGCATTACGAAGACTATGCTTACACGGGAGAGGTTTATTCTATTGAGATAGATGAACAACCTGAACCTGAAGAAGAGGATGAAGATGAACCAGTTGAATAGTTTCATTGAGTATATGAAGATACATGAGATAAGTCTTTTACAAGACCTTGAGAAGATTGACTATGTTAATGAGCACCATTTCTATAGGACTAAAGAGGCTGAGATTTATAATACCCGCCACCTTTTGTCAGTGGCAGAGGGTATGATTTAATCATGAAAGAAACCGCAGACCCAATCCAACCGCACCTACAACGTATGGTAGACCATGGGGTATCAGGTATTGACATCCTACATGGCGAACTAAAGAATCTAATGCTGCTGGCAGAGCGTGAACTAGAGCATGCACAAGCAGTAGAGGACGCAACTGAAGAAGCCATGGACTCTATGGAACGTACACGAGCAGAAGGCATGCTAGACGCTTATGTACACCTATATGGCTTGACATATGATATCTCATTTGCTATCGCAGATATGGAGGCTAAGAATGCCTAAGTGTTTAGACTGTGGTCAAACCAATAAGTTTTGGTATGACGAGACATCCCATAAGTTGGGTATCTACAATGCTGCAGGGGAACTTGAAGATGTAGAGACAGACTGGTATGATGATGTTACCAATGGTCACTGTGCAGACTGTGATTCCACCAACATTGAGGGTAAACTATGAGCAACTTTATTGAGATGGACTTTGATGAGTGGTTTGATACCTACAAGCCAATCCCTAACAATATAGATAAGAATGCTTCCTTTGATGGTCATATGTTTGAAACCTATGGCGATGAGGTAGAGTTTGTCAAGAAGGCAGACCCTGCCTATATCTGGATGTATGGAGATGGAGACGACGGTGGGTCTTATGTATGGAATGGCTGGCACTTTGTAAATAGGATTGGTTATTTTATTACTGAGGTGCCGTGCCCTGATAATACTACTATTCAAGTTAAGGTTTCTATACCGTGGTTTTTCTGTGAGAACTGCAATGCAGAACTAGAAGACCCAGATAGTGCTATTAGTGATAAGTTTGGCGGGTATGATTTTACATCCTGTCCAGAATGTGCTACAGTTGAACAACTAAAAGAAATAGAGGAGTATGAAAATGAACACCACAATAACTGATTTAGAATACGCAGGCTCATTCGCTGTAGATAGCGGACAAGCAATGGTAGGTGACCCGTGCTATCTAGATGAATGGGACACTAACAAGAACGATGAGTGGAACCTAGAAGGCAAGAAGGGTCAGTACTCATACCACGGCGTATCTGCTAGAACACTGGAGGATAACTTTGGTCAGGTAGGAGCAGCAAGCGCTGTTGTATTCTCTACTGGCTATGGTGATGGTCTTTATCCTGTTTATGTTCAACTAAATGATGATGGACGAGTTGCTAAGGTAGTTATTGACTTTGAGGGAGATTTAGATCCTGATGACGAGTAACTGGACACAGGCAACGCTATTTGATATCATTGAAGTAAACCCTACTATCGAAAGGACCCTACCATGGGAGCACGTACCAATTTCACTATCGTAACGACCGAGGACCCAAACCAGAATATTAATCTATACTCACACTGGGGTGGAGACTCTAGCGTTATGGACCTAGCCAATGCCCTTAATAAGGCAATGCCACGCATTCGTATGGGAGATACATCCTATGCTGCACGTATCATTATCAATGCCCTCCAAGAAGACCATGACAGTGAGACTGGCTACGGTATCTACGTAGGAGAGGTTAACCATGAGGAGCAGTATGAGTACAAAGAAGTCGACCTGACTAACAATACTGTTACTGTTGGGGACCTAACCAAGCCAATTGATAAATTTATTACTTATCACCTAGATATGATTCCCGCTGAGATAGAGACGGTGTAGGGTCACACTGTCCATATAATGAGACGGGGGCAGGTTTGTGGTGGGCTTGCCCCCTCTCCACTTTTTTGATATAATGAACTGAGAGGAGTTTGTATGTATCGCATTAGCAGAGCCGTTCTAACCAGCAAAGAGGAGAAGACTGCAATCGCTATTGGAAAACTACTTTCCGACTTTCATCTTGACTTAGAGAAGGTTGGTTATTACTTAGCCAAAGCCACGCCATATTTGGTTTATCGCAGGGCACTCGAAGTATTAGAAAGCGCACAGTTCCAAGAAGACCTAGTAGAACAGAAACGGATAGAATATAACCATGACAGACTTTTCTAGCATTTGCGACATCTTAGGAAGCCTTTATGCCAATCATAGAGAAGATAAAGACTTCAAAGATTTTATTGAGTTCAACGACTTAGGTTTGCCATTAGCATATCTAACTAAAGAAAACCTTTGCGAACCTTCAGATGACGGAGTTCGCTACATTACAGAAACCTGGCAATTATTTTTAGCAGGGCTGAATATGAAGGATGAAGGGTTTGACAGTTTGGAAGAATTATTTTCAATTGCTGAAGAGAGAAGCAAAGACAAGTAGTCTTTAGGTTGCGCTGCCGCTACATGCGGCGGTGCGCCCCGGCAAATCGGACATATGGTACAAACCTCCCAAACCTTATTTACGAAAAACTTATTACGATCCACCAAATAATTTTCCAGATTCATGGCTTTTGCCAAACCTTAAAAACTTATTACGAAGGTTTGAAATATTTTCCAGATTCATAGCCAAACCTCATAGCATACAAACCTTGTATTGTCAAACCTTATATCCAGGTATAAAGGTTTTGTATTGTATCTTATACTACTGACATTACGAATGATCTTATTTATCCCCCGCCCTAGCGATGACTGACAGGATTAGCAGACAGCCCCTGTAGCGGGGGATCAAAAGATACACAAACATTACCCCTATATAAAACATTACGATATCAAACCTTTTTTCCTGGTTTTTTAAATATTTACCAAACCTTTTATAACTTTTTGTTATTGTTTTCCACAATTTTGGTGCAAATTTATAGGGGGTTTTTAGGCTATAAAGGTTTGACAAACCACCATATTTGTGGTATAAGCAGGACATCGGGCATATGAGGTTTGGAGGTTTGACAATATGAAGGTTTTGTGGTAGGAGGTTTGACGCTCCAGGACATTACGAAGCCCCTCTATAAAAGCGCTCCATTCTCCACTTATCTCCACTTTCCTCCACTCTAACCCAATCTAAAAAATATCAGTAAGATTTATCTGTGGATAAACCTGTGGATAACTATGGTATCAAACCAGAAAAACCTCTCAAACCAGACATATTGACCTGTGGATAACTCTATAAAACCAGGGTATATAAACCTCATCTCTGGGCTGCTATGGGCATATCTGGCTATCTGGATATCCGTGTATCTGGGGTGTATTACTACTAGGGGTAATAGTGTTCTTATTTGTCTTCCCCGCCGAAATAGGGTATACTTAAGATTCAACTAAAGGGGAAATAATGTCAGACAAGATTGAAGATACAACCTGCTATACCTACAAGGTAGAGATGATTATTCAGATCCTAGCAGAGGATGAGCCAAAGGCTGCAGATCAACTTGAAAAAAATGGTGGATACGTTACTAGCCGTAAGGTTACTCTAATGGATTCAGTACCGCTATTCAACGGCAAGGAATCAGAGTAAGTTATCTATAGGAACCAGTCGATCAAAAGGTTCCTGACACTTCATACAGTATGATTTAGGGGCATCTCTAAATGTCTCTCCAGCAAGAAGTATCAAACCATCTCTATGCATCTGCATATAGCGGTCATCGACTATCTTTGTATAGATTATAGGGGTGAGTTTGTTATTACATAATGGGCACATCTAATAAGTTTATCACATTCCCGCAGAAATTACAAGGTATAATATATCAATGACTACTTTAATAGACATCTTCTTTGCCCTCGTTATTTCTTGGATGGTTCTATATGCCATCAAAAAACTTAGTGATTGACAAACCTTTATAATTTTGATATACTGAGTATATGTTCTGTAGTCGGTGTGGGAATAGACTCATCAATGGTGACTGTAACCTTTGCTTTGATAACTCCAATGCCCTAAAGGAATTTGAGGAAGAAGATTGAAAGAACCAAGCATTATGAAAATGGATTGGAAAGCATTGGGTTATGAAAAAGAATACAGAGACGGAAGAGTTCGGTGGGTTCCACAGCAAGAAGGTACAAAAGACCAGGATACTTCCGCTTAGGTGGTTTGGTAATGCCTGTAGTTATATTGCTACCAATAGCCTAGTTAAGGCATTTAATTTACAAGATGAGAATAATCTTGGATACCGCTTTAAATTTCATAGTAAGGTTTGGCATTATGTCAATAAACCTTATGAGTGGTGGGGTACTTATTATCTTGTTGATATGGGTTCAGTTAAGAAGTTTTGGGATCAAGACCCAGAGCATGAGGAATTGATGAGAAAACTTGGATCAGATTATGATGAAAATGGCGTAGCCTATTGGGAGAAATATGAGTAATTGGACTGATGAATTATCAGATGAACACAAAGAACAACTTTGGGATTTTATTGTTGAAACTGTAAAAGAGATTAGAGAACAGATTGCTCAGGATATTGAGGGTACTAGTGAGTTGTGGAAGGCTAAAGGGCTTAATAAGTCCCGTCGCACAACCAAGGCATTTCAGATATCAGCAGCCATTGCCAGAGGGCAGAACGAGATTTAGTTACCGTTAGTGACACGTAAGTGTCATAGGTAGGAATATAAGTCTCTATTTTGCGCCGAACCTTAAACTTGAATTTGTGATAGACTTATAGAAGATTGGTGGGAATTATGTGGTGGTCTTGGGTATTAGCAGTAATTGGCGTTGCAGGCATATTTTTTGTCGGACGTAAAACTATTTGGGGTTGGCTCGTTCTATTGTTTAACGAGTTGCTTTGGATTACCTACGCCCTTATTACCGATCAATACGGCTTTATATTTTCCGCTCTTGCCTATGCCGTGGTCTATATCAGATCGTACCTGCACTGGAAAGCAGATGAAAAGAAAATTCCAGCAAAGACTATCAACGACTTAAAGCGTGAGAATGAAGAGTTCTACGCTACACAAAGCAGTTTTGAGTAAGAGAGGAGTAGATAGATGATACATGTATTATTTTTAATCCCAGCCTTTATTATGGGATACGTTGCCTGTTATGTTGCAATGACATACGGAGTAAATCAGAATGGCGAGTAACAGAATAGTTATTTGTGAAGTTTGTAAAAAAGAAGTTGAAGTTAGATCGGACTTTGCTTATCTAACTCTTAATCGTCACATGAAGGAGCATAAGTAATGGCAGACCCAACTCAAACCCCTGCTCGTGGTGATTGGGCGTGCCCATGTTCTGGTTGCTCTAAGGCTGTTGCTTGGGAAAGAAAACAGTTAATTGAACTATTTGAAAAACATAAGCATGAGTATTTAGTTTATCGTGGATCATCATTTAATGAAGACGGTAGTTTGTTTTGGGCTAAAGATGATGCATCAGCATACGCTGAAGGTATTGATGAAGTTGTTAAACTAATTAAAGAAAGAATGCCAAAGAAAAAGTAATGGCAAGCCTATCAATGAAAGAGTTGTCCAAGCGAAACAACTTTAATATTTTTACTAAGCGCATTAGCATTGGTCAAGGATTTTATGTTGTTGGCATGGATGAACTAATACTATTAGACACATCTATTCTAGATAATATTGATGACTTAGAGGGCTTAAGGTATTACGAAGAGAAGAACTCTATCCTGCTTCCAACAAGGGGTGGGAACAAGATTAAACTAACAAGCCTATACAAGGACTCAGAGTTCTCCAATAGAACACAAAACACAACCATTAAACAAGACCTAGAAGTGTATAGTCTATCTCATAAACTAGAAGAGATTAAGAAGAAGACTGGAAAACCCTATGTAGATGTTCGTGTTAGTGAAACCATTTATAGAGTTGTAACTGTTATCTCTTCACCATTTGGATACAAGTCTGACTTTCACTTTATGGATATTGAAGGCAATGCTGTTCTACATATTTCACATAAGTATGGCAATAGCCCAAGAGACTTTCAGCAATGGTCTGGTACTTCAAAAAGATTTCAGGAAAGAATATTTAATCATCCAGAAACTGCAAGTTTTATTGCAGCACTACAAAACCTTGGATCTGAATTACCCAAAGCAAGTACTGTAGCCCGTAGAATTAAAGATGATACGCTAAAGCAATTGGCTATATATGGCACTGACTTTGGCTTAGGGTTTGGTCTTAACAATGTTGAGGCTGTATTACAAGGTAATCTATCATTAAAGAACATTGGTGACTGTTATATGCTTATTGCTTCTCACCATGGACTTAGGAATCCAATTGTTCCCTCGCAAAATTATGAGCCAGTATTTATTGCAGTACACAAGAAAGATAGAAGTGATCATGGAATCAAGAATGCTAGGATAACAATTAATCCTCTTGGTGGAAGAAACATTAAACAATTTATATAATCTGGAGCAGTAGCATAGTTGGTTAATGCCCCGAACTCATAATTCGGTAATCGTAGGTTCGAGTCCTACCTGCTCTACTAAACGCCTATAACTCAGCGGAAGAGTATCTGGTTTCTACCCAGACTGTCGGGGGTTCAAATCCCTCTAGGCGTACTCATATTTACTTGGATTGGGAAAAAGTTTTAATAGCACAACGTCAAGCATCATGCCAAATGCTTGGTCCTCTGTTGATAAAAATACTGAACTATCCTTAATATGGCTTGATCTTTCTAAATGTTTTTTGTTTACATAAACCTTAACATCATCCATCTGGCTTCCACCAACATTGTAGATATTGCCATACATAGATCGCCATAAACAACTAGGATACTTTTTAATCACATTATTTAGTTTATCCTTTTCCATTGGCATTGGTATATGTAGTTCATAGTCATATGGATTTTGTATACCCTGGTCTACTAGCCTTGTTCGTGTAAGTATTAGTTTTTTGATATACATTGATGACCCTGTAATCTTAACATACTTATCTATCTTATCAGACAGAAAACCACTATAGAATTGATCAATCTTTTCTATTGGTTTAATAATAAAAAAATCATCGTTCATAAGTACAAAGTTATTAGATATTTCTTCAGAATTGCATAATGCTTGTAGATTATTTATTGCATTGGCATACTTATGATGCTTTTGCTCTACTTCTATAAAGTCACCAGAGTACCAATCTGGCTTACCGCCAACCAGCCAAACCCTAGCATCTGGAAAACTATTTACAACAGAACGTATTGAGTATCTAAGTTCTTCATTGTCTCCAGATTTGCATATATAAACAAAGTCCACTATGTCCCTACCTTTATAACAAGTATATCAGAATCTGGTATACTGGTATAAATATAGAATAGGTGGGATCCTTGGCTAATATAGTATTTTTAGGTAACTTTGAAGTGCCCTATAGTAGTGAAAATCATCATGTCAATAGTCTTGAATCGCTTGGACATACCGTCACAAAGTTGCAAGAAAAGAAAGCCACAAGTGAGCAGGTATTAGACCAGTCATTAAAGTCAGATGTATTTGTCTGGGTTCATACACATAGGTGGCAAACTCCAGGATCAAAGTCTATGACAGACGTATTAAGAGAATTAAAGGCTGCTGGTATACCAACCATGACATATCATCTAGATTTGTGGTTTGGCATTGAACGTGAAAAAGATTTAAAGAATGATGACTTTTACACAAACATAGGTCATTTCTTTGCTACAGATAAACTAATGTGTGATTGGTTCAATGAAAATACAGAGGTCAAGGGTCACTTCTTGCCTGCAGGCGTATACGATAAAGAATGTTATATGCATAAAGATTACAACCCTTACGATTTTAAATACGATATTATATTTGTTGGCAGCAAAGGGTATCACCCTGAGCATAAGTATCGTCCACAGTTAATAGATTTTTTAAGAAAAACATATGGCAAAAAGTTTCTTCATGTTGGTGGAGATGGTGATACTGGAACAGTTCGTGGAGACGCATTGAACCAGATATATGCACAAAGTAGAATAGCCGTAGGAGATAGTCTTAACATTAATTTTAACTATCCTTACTATACTAGCGATAGACTATTTGAAAGTACTGGTCGTGGTGGCTTTACCATCTACCCTCGCATTAAGGGGCTTGAGGAATATTTTGAAGATGGAAATGAAATTGTATTTTATGAACATGGCAACCTTGAAGATTTAAAAACTAAGATAGACAAGTATCTGCTAGATGGTCTTTCAAGAGAAAACATAAGGCTTGCTGGGCATGAAAGAACAAAGAAAGAACATACATATGTCCATCGTTGGGCAACTATCATGAAGGAGTTAGGGCTATGAATTTTATTGAAAGATCAGACATTATATGGAAAACAGTTCCATACTTGCGTCAAGGGCAAACAAAGAACTATGACTACAGATTAAAACTTAATGAACCATTAGCAAATTGGGACGTATGGGATTATTGGGAAAGCGAAAGAATCTACAGCATGAAGTCTCATCTAAAAAAAGGTGATGTATTTTTTGATATTGGAACAGAGGCTGGATGGTGTAATTTAGTTTATGCTGACATTGTTGGACCAGAAAACATGGTACTAATTGAACCAACGCCAGAGTTCTGGGCAAACATACATGCGCTATGGTATAAAAACTATTCCGTAGACCCTATGGCATGTTATTCTGGATTAATGGGTGATAAAACAACAGATACCCGAAAAGGCAGTGACTTAAATGCCTGGGGAGAAAAGCATCTTGGACCAATTATTGATAGAAACAAGTATGTATATATTCATGACAATACAGAAAGCATACCGATGATTAGGGTAGATGATTATGTTTCTGAGGTTGGTATTATTCCAGATGTTCTAAACATCGACGTAGAAGGTGCAGAACTTCTTGTATTTAAGGGTGCGGAAAAAACATTACGAGATAATAATTTAAAAATATTTGTATCTATTCATGATGATCTGGGTATCCGTGACTATAATACAACGCCTGAAGATACCATATCTTACTTAGAATCTTTTGGCTATGTTGGAGAGTTCTTAGCAAAGAACCACGAAGCACATTGGTATTTTGAGAAAAGATAATAAATGGTAAAGGCATATCTATACTCCTTTGATGAAAAGGATTGTGCTTCTGATAAATGGGATTACGGTTTATTAAAAGAAATATTTGATAAGTATAATATTGAACAAATAAAGGTAAACTCATTACCAGATGTTGATCGTGCTTTTGTTGTTGTTCCTGGATCTCAAAACCTTGGTCACGAAGAAGACGTTAATAAAGAGTTACAGAAAATAGGTAGAGTGGTTTTATTTTTTACAGGAGATGAAGAAGTTAGATTTAATTTAACTAAGATTAATCATCCTAACATAGAAATATGGATTCAAACACCACATAAACAACACAAAAAATATAACAAATTACCTTTAGGTGTACCACAACATTTAAAAAAATATGTGCCTGAATATCCAAATAAAAAGTATGATGTATATTTTGGTGGACAAATCACACATTCAAGACGAAAGCAGTTGTCTGATGCCATGCAAACCATCTCTAATGCCCTTTTTAAGCCTACAGCAGGCTTTGCACAAGGTGATCACCCAAAGGACTACTATATGAACCTTGCTAGTGCAAAGATTGCTCCATCACCCTCTGGAGCCGTTGTAATAGAATCTTTTAGATTTTATGAGGCTTTAGAAATGTTATGCTTGCCAGTGGTAGATGCTGTTGATCCATTTGGTAATCCTATTAATTATTATGATTTTATTTTTGAAGGAAAGACACCAATAAAGTCTGTAAAAAACTGGCATCTGTTAAAAAGTATAGTTCCTGAGTTATTAAATAATTATCCTGAAAATATGCATGAGGCTGTTTGTTGGTGGATTAAATATAAAAGAGATTTAGGTATTAAGATTATGAGGCAAGTAAATGCATAAGAGAGATATAACAATTGTGGTAGTAACCTCTATTTTACCAAGCCATCCAGATACTTTTATTATTGATGAAACAATTTCTGCAATAAGATCACATTTTCCAGACAACGAAATCATTTTGCAAATAGACGGGTTACGTGAAGAAAGAATGTCACGTAAATTAGATTATGATGAGTACAAGAATAGAGTTTTATGGAAATGTTTGCATGAGTGGAAAAATGTTTTACCAATAATATTCAAAGAGCATAGCCATCAAACCACGATGATGAAACAAACCATTAACCTTATAGATACCTCAGTAATGCTTTATATTGAAGGTGATGCACCAATTACTCCAGACTGTGAAATTGATTGGCAAAAATGTTTAGATATGTTAGAGTATAAAAAGGCTAACACAATCCGTTTTCATTTTGAAGCATCAATTCCTGAGCCACACAAACATTTAATGTTTGGATTAGAAGATGGATTTATGAAGACCGCACAATGGAGTCAACGTCCGCATTTAAGCACTGTAAGATATTATAAAGATGTTATCTTACCTTTTTCTGACGAGAAAACTTTTATTGAAGATAGGTTTCATGGCAGAGTTCAGGATGACTGTTTACCTTACGGAACTTTTAGTCAAGAAGGATGGGAACACCACAAACTTTGGATATACCATCCAGAAGGTCATATAAAACGATCTTATCATTTAGATGGTCGTGAAGGTACTAGAAAATTTACAACAGACGATGATATTTGGGGATATAAACAATGAAATTAGGAATTATTGCACGATCTGATAATACTGGTCTTGGTAATCAAACAATGGAACTTGTTAAAATGCTTAGTCCTGATAAAATACTTTTAATTAACTCTCAATTTTTTAATAACAATAAACAACATCCTGAATGGTATAAGGGATATAACGTTATTGAAACTGTTAAGGGTATGCCCAAGACAAATGAAATAATTCAATTTCTTGAAGGACTGGATGTAGTAATAAGTTGTGAAACTTTTTATCATTTAGAGTTAGTTGATCGTGCTAAAAAACAGGGAATTAAAACTATTCTTCAATATAACTATGAATTATTTGGTAACTTAGTAAACCCAGACTGGACATTGCCAGATGTATTACTTTCACCAAGCATATGGAACTTAGATATAGTTATGGAGAAATTTGGCAATAAAACAAAGATAATGCATTTGCCTCCACCAACAGATCACAGTTTATTTAATGATGCAAAAGAAATAAATCTTTCAAAAGACCATAGAAGAATACTTCACATTGCTGGGAAAAAGGCTGCAAAAGATAGAAACGGTACTGACAGTATCTTCGAAATGATTAAGTATTCTAAAGAAGATTACGAATTAGTCATTAAATCTCAAACCCCAATGAACCATACTTGCAAAGATTCAAGAGTAAAGGTTGAAATAGGAAACCCTGATAACAGACAAGACATGTATAGTGGGTTTGATGCTATGGTGCTTCCTAGACGTTATGCTGGTCTTTGTTTACCTATGAATGAGGCTCTTATGAGTGCCCTGCCAGTTTTTATGACTGACATATCACCAAACAATGCAATCCTTCCATCAAAATGGTTAGCAGATTCAAAGAAAATAGATACATTCAGAACTAAATCTATGGTTGATGTTTATAATGTTAATCCAGAAAGACTTGCCAAGATTATTGATAAGTATATTGGCAATGACAGTAAAAAAGAAATAAAAGAAACTGCGGTTCAAATAGGTTTAGATAACTTTTCTGTTGATAAATTAAAACAAAAATATCTTGATATTATAAATGAGTAAACAGAAAAGCCAGCCTATCTCTAGACTGGCTTCCTGATAGAAGATTGATTACTTCTTTGCGGCAGCCTTCTTTGCTGGTGCCTTTGCAGCCTTAAGAGCCTTCTCAACTTCCTTAACATCTGGTAGTACACCAAAAGCCTTGTCGTTTGGATTAATTGCTCTAATTGCTACTGGCGCAATGGCTGCAACAAGTGCTGTCCATAGATCCTTTGGATCTGTTACGCCTGCCATGTACAGTGCAAGACCTGATGCAAGTACTGAGCGACCATATGATGCCAGCATTGCTTTAGTCTTATCGTTGATTATCTTATTCATTATTCCTCCTAGGATATAATTCGTGTTAGTGTTGTGAAGCCAATCCATAAACCAATAATTCCTGCGACTCCCGCAAAAACTGGTGGTGCTGGTACTGGCAATTTGAATGCTGCGAACACGACACCGCATCCAAAACCTGTTAATACTGACAAAGTAACTTCTTTCATTCTTTATTCCCCACTTCATTGTTTGGACCATTTGGATGATCTACTGGCGTTGGCGCAGTACATAGAGCACCACAATCATGGCATTGAATATCTAAATGATACATTCCAACTGTATATGTTTTTGGATCAAAAGAAACTAATGCACGAAACAACTCTCCACCACACTGTGGACAAATGCATGTAGGTATTCCCCTGACATCAAGCATCTTTTGCTACAGGCTCCGATGGCATAAGTTTAATTAGTTCTTGATATGCTGCAAGAATCTTTTTCATTGAATAATAATGTGGGTATGCAGAACCAACTATACCAAATTCAGAAAAGTATTTCATTTCTGGTTCTATTTCTTTGATAAACTTATCAAGACCAGTCTGAACTTCTTCTATATAATCAAAAGCCCAATCACGAGAATCTGATAGAAACTTTATAAAATTTTCTTTGTGTATATCGCTATCATTTTTAAACTCAACATTGTTCTTTGCAATAAAGTCTTGAAGAGATTCATGTGATATAAAAAGTTTTGCAAACGCCTGATTTATTTTAGTAATTCTATAAAGAGTAACTGAATAGGCAATGGCAAAAGAAGCCGTAAGCGTTCCTAAAACTATAATAATAATGTTACTCATTTGTTGCCTTTCTATATGTTATTGTACTCTCTTGTACTGGTTTTGTCAAACTGAGCGGGTAGCATGAGTTACCCAGTAGTATAAACATTTATCACAACAAGGCTTATTATTCTCATTCTTAGTATCCTGATAGAACTCAGCATAATATTCTGGATCCTTACGATATAGGTTTGCTCTGTGGGTAATGTTAATACGCTTTAGGTGTGGACCATTTGAGTTAGCCCAGAAAGGCTTCTCAGTACCCCATATATCGCCACACAAGGCTTCTAGAGCGTCTATATTGGCTTCGTTCTTATCTGTCCTTATGCCACGGCTCTTAGCCTCTGTAATCATGGTTTTAGCATATGTTCTTAGTGAGTACTCTGCATTTTTCCACATAAGAACTGCTGGATGATTACGCCAAGCCCCTGAAGGTGATTGACCAGACAATACCTTTAGAATTTGATAAGACTCAAGTATCTGTTTATTTAAACGTTTATTATCAAGAGATTCTGCACACTCGTCATAGTTTTGATATGGTAAAAATGTTTGCATTATTTTATTGCCTCTCTAGTGACCAAGACCACTGCCCCATTCATTTCTAATGCTTTTTTAACTTGAACAACATATTGTAACGCTTGGATCTTTTCATCATGAACCATAGTTACAAAATGCTTTTCATCTAATTTTATCGTAAGAAAGGCATCGTTGTCAATAATTTGCACTTTAAATCCTTTTGGGGGAATAATAGAATGAAAGGCTCTACGCATAGAATCTGTATACATTATTTATCCATTGTTAAAGATTGCCAAGTTTCTGCCCAATCTTTTTTAGTCCTATGATTGTTGAATTCTCTAGATATTTCTCCACCTTCAAGATATATACCACCCCAAACTCCCCATTCTTTTCCAGAAACACCATTAGCAAAACATGTTTTTCTAACTGGACATGTATTACATATAGAGTCTACCGCTAATCTAAGCGTTGGCTCTTCTTCATATTTATCAAAAAATATATCAGTATCAAGACCTAAACACTCAGCATCGTCTTTCCAGATGTGCTGTTTCATGTTTTACATCCTGTATTTGTTTGGAATATCCCAGCCATTTCGATCAAGTTTAAATACTCGTTGTGTGTACCACTGATCATTGACTCTTACACCGTTTACAGCAGTCCTGCCCATATCGGTTTTCTTACGCTCTGCAACATCCCAACCAATCCATGCTAATGATTTGTTTGATGCAACAATCTTTTCCATCTTTTCTAATTTATTGATTATCATTTTGTTCTCTCTGTTAGTAACGGAAAATTCCAACTTCAATATTCTTTAATTCAGCAGAAGCAACTAACCTTGAATTTGGTTGCTTAGGTTTACTAAGAAACGCAAAATAGTTTACTTGTTCTAGATTTTCTTCAAGCCAGGCTGAAGCAACTTTATAAAATTTGATCTTACGACCTCTTGCCTTCATCCCACGTTCTGAAAGATTTGAAAACTCTGAAACAAAAGAATTAATACGAGCAGGTCCAGCAGAATAGATTACGAACTCTTTATCTTCTTCTGGCATTGTGGAAAGTGCAACCCCCATGGCACGAATGAAGATGTTGTAATCATCGAAGTCATTCGTTCCCTGCACTGCTACTATCATTTTTTTTTCCATTCTTTAGGCTATCCAATATGAACAGCATCTTGTCTAAGTCTCTTCTTGACATACTATTGGTATCAACTGGTTCTGCTGTTTCAGGAATTACTTCTCCATCAACTGCTTCTGCAACATAAAATATGTTTTCTGATACCCAGTATGCTAGGTTTCCCATAACAATAACCTTAATCATATCCTTTTCTTTGCGCTTTGTCAACTGAGAAGGATGTTTTTCATTATTGTTTATTTCCAATGAGAAAAAATATTTCAATAGATTATGTATGTCGCTTTGACTATACAGAGTCTTTGAAAAACCTTTTCTAGCATTTTTCCTTATTACTCTAATTATAAACCAACTGGCTATGGATGTCAAGCCCACAATAAGGATATATTCCATATCTTCCCCTATTAATCAGGCTTTGATTTTTTGTCTATAACAGTCTTCACTGCTGGTCTAGGTTCTTCAAGATTTTGAAAAGAAATAGCCTTATTTAACTTTAATTGAGTATGTAATAGGCTAAACTCTAAATCCGAAGACCTCTGCTTATAAAAAGTAACTAACTGTTTTAATTCTTCAACGCTAAGATCGTCCATGTTTCTACCCCTTTCTGAAACTAAATGCGCTTCCTACCCATGCTTTTTCTGCTTTACTTTTTTCTCTATTTACTATTGCACGACTCCATGCAAATCCTGCATCTCCACCCCAAGCATCCCACATAATTCTTCCATTAGAAGGAAACTCTGGACCATCATAAAAACCTTTTCCTTTTTTGTCTACCTCATGACGAGAAAAAAAAGAAAACATTCGTTTAACAGTACTTAAAGACATTGGTGATCCATTTACGATATCAGTTGCACGACCCCAACCTACAGGAGTTCCTGCACCAGTTGCCTTGCCTTCTTCTTTCCACTTCAATGCACGTCTAGCAGCAGCCTTCATGCCAGCATTAGCGGTATATGTATCAGCCATGATTAACCTTCTTTTGTGATTTATTTAAATATGGACCAAGATCTGCTTTAACTGTTCCGTCTTTTCTAAGACGAACAATTCTTCCATTCTTAATCTGTGTTGGATTAAATGCAGTTGATTTTCTTTTTGCCATTACTTTTTAAACGGATTTAAATCAAATACTGATCCGCCCCATCCAGTCATATCTTTACGAGCAGTACCTCTCCAACTTTCGGGCAACATTTCCATCATTCCAAGCGCTCTTGCACGAGATATGATGTGAGCCTTAGCCTTTTCATAATCTTTTGCACGACCAACTGACTGAATGGCATTACGAAGATCTGTTCCATTTGCAATAGGATAAGATCCATCTGGCATTGCAGTTCCTGCTTCTGCCATTCTTTCACGAGTAGCCATTGAGCGTTCACGCTTATCTGCCTTGTATGTTCCACCACGACGCTTGTACTCTTGTACAACCCAAGCATTTGCTACTGCAGAAGGATAAACATCAAACTTATCTTTTGCTTCACGAATAATTCTTGCATAAAGTTGTGCATTAGCAGGCTCACTTCCACCTGCACGTTCATCAATCATTTCACCATAATTAGGCTTTTCTGCTTTTCCAACTTGAACATTATACATATTTTCCATATCAGACTGTTCAGGCATTGATGGAACATCAGTTCCATTTGATCCCATTTCCATGACTAAATCAACAGAAACAGATAGTGACTCAATCTTTACTACCTCTGACATTCTATGATAGACAACATACTCTTCTTCTTCCCATGAACCGTCATCTTCTTCATATAATCTAATAATTAATGGTTTATCATCTTCCATATACTCAAGAGCATATTCTGAACCTTCCATGCCAAGCCATCCAGGGTTTGTCATTACATACTCAACACGACCAACCTTAATTTCTTCATCATGGCAAATGAACATAACAAAGTCACCTTCTGTTACCATTGATTTTTCTACTGATGATATAAACTTTCTTGCTGTACTTGCCCAGATAGCACGAGCCTGTGCCGCTGCACGAGCCTTTGTTGGGTGGCATCCATGAACTGTTCCATCTGCACTTACCGTTGGATATCCTGCACATCCATAACTACCTTTAGCACCTGCACGGTACCCACCTGCTGGCTTTCCGCCTCCGCCTACTGGCATAGTAAACCTCCTAAGTTTCTATCTAAATTATATCAGACTTTACGCTGGAGCAGCCTAATGATTTCAAACAAAGACCATCTTTCTTGCTTTGATAAACCCTCAATCTCTTCTGTGTTCAAAGCCTTTGGGGTAATTGTGATTATTGGATCCTTTTGAAATAGATCTAGGTTTAAAAAACCTTTTTCCCATAGGTTCATAACCTCAGAATTAACTGTACGAATATGCTCATTATAAAGATCAGGCATTAATTTTTGTATTTTTGGGGTAAATGAATAAAGCATCTCGCCAGTATCCTCATCAATGGCAGCAGCCTCAAGACCACCTTTAAGGATGAGGTCGTCTATAATTTTATCTTCTTCGCTATCCATTAATAAATTCCTCAATTTGCTCTCTTGTTTTGGCACCATTCATACGTCTAAGTTCATTGCCATCTTCTATTAAAATAAAAGTTGGTATTGCTTTAATTTCAAACTTTCTACAAAGTTCTCCATTATCATCAGCATCAATAAATTGAATTTTAATAACATTGTCTCTATTTAACTCTTCTGCAATTGGCTTTGTACGCTTACATGGATTGCACCATTCAGCAGTAAAGTATAGTATATGACGCATTACTTGCCAGACTTTGCTCTAGCCTTTTTCAATGCCTCAAAATCTTTAATCTTAGTATCACCAAGATATCCCCATGCGTATCCATCATTAATCATCTTGTTATTAATAGATTCAGAGTCTCCATTAACATATACCCAGCCAAGAATGCGACCATACTTTTCAGATGAATCCATTTTTTCTGTACGAATTACTACAGACTTAGCATCCTTTAAATGCTTCTTTAGGTATTCTTTTGCTTCAATTCCAAGAGCCTTTTCAGCCTTGTCTGTTGTGCGTGACTCTGGAGTATCAATACCAGCAAGACGAACACGGGATGCAAATAAAATATCAAACCCTAAATCAATAATAACATCAATGGTATCTCCATCGACAACATTCTTTACTTCTTTTACAAAATACTCATACATTAGTAGTCTTTACCTTTCGCTTTGTTTTCAACCAACTTTTCACGCTCATCAACAATTGTAAGCATAAAAGACATCATCTTTGCATAACCCTCTTTATTGTCCATAATCCTGTTATAGTGATGACCACAAAACATTAGGTCTCCAGTTAAACCAGTAACCTTGACAAGGGCTTCTGCTGCACATGAATCACAGCGATCTGTCGCTTTTAATATCCATTCTTTTGCAACAATCTCTTCTGTAATCATTGTTCTCATAGTATACCGCTACTTTCTGTTGTCTGTTGAATAGAATCCACTACCATTAAAAATTGTTGCTGTTGCAGTCCAAACTCTTTGCATAGATTGACTACAGCATACGGGTTCCCTATCTTCACCAAATCCTCTTTCAAATTCAATTTGAGACGAGCACACAGTACACTTGTAGTCATATCTTGGCATATTACTTACCTCTTAGTGCCTTTAGTGTTGCTTGATCGACTACACCTGTTACTGGCAAAGAAGACTTCTTTTGAAAAGCCTTAACTGCTTTTTCAGTGCCTGGACCAAAATCACCATCAGCATTGACTCCAAGAAGTTCTTGAACCTTTTTTACTGTTTCTCCTTTTGAGCCAACCTTAAATGGTTTAAACTCTTTCTTTTCTGCAGGAGCAGAAGGCTTTACATCAACTGAACCTGATGGAATTATTGATTCACCCTTTGAAAGTAATGCAAGGTTTTCTTCTCCAGCGTATACTGGACGACCCCAACCAACAACTGCGTTAAGGATACCTTTCTTATTCTTTACATAAGCACGAGTCTTTTCTACACACATTCCGCCATTGCGTTGGTCACCCTTTGCAGTTCCAGATGTGTTTCCTTCAATAACTTGAATTGTTCCATCACCATTGTTCTTAATGCAAAGACCCACATGTGAAATACGATTTACACCATCATCTGGGAAATCAAAATAAATCCAGTCTCCTGGTGTTGGATCATCATTACGAGCATCTGCCCAACGATTATTCTTCTTAAACCAATCTGCTGCTGCAACAGTTGATGCAGTCTTTGGATACTTCTTTGGATCTAGACCAGATGTAAATGCACACCAAGAGACAAATGACTGGCACCATGGAGCAAAGTTTGCACCAGACCATTTACCATACTTTGTCTCATTATCTTTTGGACCTTCAATAGTTCCAATTTCTGCTTTAGCAACCTCAATAATTGCTGCCAAACTACCTTTTGCTGCCATGTTTCCTCCTAATTAAAGTGGACAGTTTATTACAGGACATGTCCAGGTCCTCTAGTCTATTATATCCTATTGGTTACTTTTTTGCAACTTTGATGTCAATTGTTTTAGGCTTCTTGTCTTCTGGAACAATACGATCTACATTAATGTGTAGCATACCATCCTTCATTTCAGCCCCAGTTACTTCCATGTATTCTCCAAGAGCAAATGATCGTACAAATTTACGAGCAGCAATTCCCTTGTGAACTACTTCGGCATCTGTTACTTCAACAATCTCACCCTTGATAATTAATGTTCCATTATCTACAGATACATTAATATCTTCCTTTGAGAATCCAGCAATGGCTAGTGAGACTCTGTATGTATCTTCATCTAGTTTTAGGATGTCATAAGGTGGATATGTTTGTGAGTTTGTTTTATATGCGCTGTTTAGGCGATTCAACTCTCTGTTGAAGCCAATAAAAAAAGGATCATTGAATAGATCCATAGCGAGTTTTGTTACCATTTTTATTCCCCTTTCAAGCGAATAAGTTAGTGTACCCCCGTAGGCAGTACATATATATTATACCACTTTGTGTCCCCAGAGAGAATTGAACTCTCGTTACCAGATTGAAAATCTGAGGTCCTAACCACTAGACGATGAGGACTTGGAGCGACTAGCGAGAATCGAACTCGCACATTAACCTTGGCAAGGTTACGCACTACCACTATGCAATAGTCGCTTGGCTGGTCTGGTAGGACTCGAACCTACGACCCAGGCATTAACAGTGCCTTGTTCTGCCAACTGAACTACAGACCAAAACCTTTTACTTTAAAACATCAATAACTGTATTGTTTTTGTTTGTGTCTGATGTTGTAGCAATAGACTTTAGATAATCATAAGTCATTTGATAGTTTCCAGCATAAGATTTTGCCCAATATGCTGCAAAGGCTGCGGTTGCAGCAGAAGTTCCTGATACATTTTCTGTAGCAAATTCATGTCTACCAAGAGCATAAAAATCAGTTTCTGCAGAATCATTATTATATGCTTCTGTATTTCCTCTAGGACCAATAGATGCAACTGCCACTGCTTCTGTTAAGCATGCTGGATAGTTAATGCGAGTTTTATCTCTTTCATTACCAGTTGCAAAAACTGATGCAACACCTAAAGCCTTTAAAGACTCAATAGAAGATTTTAGTCCAGAGTCGAATCTATTCATAGAGCAATAATTTGTTCCAGTCTTTGTTGGTTTTTGACCAAGAGAAACAGAAACTGCAACTACATTAAACTTTGTCTTGTTCTTAATTACCCAATCAAGAGCCTGCTTTACTGTGCTGTTTGCATTTGCAGCAGATGTAGCAACATTTCCATTTTTATCCATAGGAAAAATTCGAATAAATACAATGTCAATGTTTGGATTGGTTTTTGTAGCAACCAAAGACATTTGTGTTCCATGTGCAAATCCCCCAGAATAAATCTGATTTGCTGGAAGCGTTGCAGATCCTGGACCTTCCATAAAAGATTTCTTGTTTGGACAACGAAGTTCTTCCATTAAGCAAACTTCATGGATAATCTTACCTTGCAATGCTGGTAGAGATGTGTCTACTGCTGTGTCAATAATAACAATTGACTTTTTATCTTGAGCATATGTTGGTTGTAAAACCAACAAACTTACTACTGCAATTAACCCCACTGCTATTTTTTTCATTTTTCTCCTTAAATCATTAGACGGACTACATGACAACATGGGTCGCCACCGTCTTCCCATTCTTGAACTTCATCTTCACCCATGTACTGGTATCCACCATCATGGGTATTGCAATACGGCTCTGTTACCCATCCCCGTTCAATTCCATTTGTTAACCAAATGCCAAACTCTGCGTCTTCTACGCTATCTTCTTCATGCATATTATAAGTATACCCTTAAATGCTTACTACGTCAACTGGACCCATGCAAGATGGGCTAAACTTAATTGCTGCTGATACAGCAGAGACTACACGATTTCTTGCATTTTTTTGTTTATCAGTTGCATATAGAACGCCATAAGCGTATTCAGCACCTGAACCCATTGCAAGATATGGAAGTGTATATTTAGATAAAGACATATCAGCAGAACTGTGTTCATATATTTCACCACGAACTGCAATAATCAAACCAAGATCTCCATCTTTTGATGTATCTACCCAGAACTCATTATAAAATTCTTTTAATTCTTTAACAAATCTTGTTTGCATAAACTTATCTGTATCTTTAATATTTGGTGCAGTTGGCTTAAAGTTATAACGAATTCTTTCTCCGTCCATAGCGCCTGCATATCCAATTAAATATGGACCAATTTTCCAAACTTTTGGTGCATCTAGAGCAAGAATAGTTCCATCATCTGACGCACCACGGTCACCAGCCATGTAAATTTTATCGTCATGTTTTACTACAGCAATGCAAGTCATGCAGAAACCCCTCTAGATGCGTATATTTAAGTATACCATCTACCCTCAAATAGTGTCAAGCAAGGTGTTATTTATTCAATAAAGTCATCAAGGTCATCAATATCATCTGCTACCTGGCTAACTGTAGGCTCAGATGTTTGAATAGCCTGTGACTCATATGGTTGAGAAGGTTGTGAACTATCTGAACCCCCACCATTTTTACCAATCAAGATACCAGCAAGCGTGCCAGTAATAAATGTTGCTACAGAAGACAATACGTTGAAAAACATCTTGTCATTTTCTGACTGCTCACCTATTGGTTGTGTTACAAAAACAAGGGCATAAAGAATTCCCATAGTTGTAACCAAAAGAATTGTTCCCAATGTCAAACCAAGAAAAAATTTTAATCTTGCATCTAATTCATCTGATGTATATCTTTTTTTACTCATTTACGCTACCCTCCGTAGGATCAAAACCAAGTATGTCTTTAGTGCATAATCCATCTGCTAAACAAACTGGTGGATTACACTCTTTATTATACCAGTTAGCAGGGTCATGGCACTCATAACGATATCTATTTTCTAACATTCCGCAAGAAGTTAAAGACATAGATAAGGCTATGATTGATACCAATGCTAATATTTTCTTCATAATCTGTATTATACTACTCTTCTTTATTTCTAGCAGGACTAGTTAATATCCAAAGTGCGGTAGTTGCTATAATTCCATAGCCAACTATGGTTTTTGCACTACCATCTAACACAACCCAGGCAATAAACATTCCAAGAAGAGTCCATGCCTGATCAATTAGATCTTTGATTATATTTTTTAGTATTCTTACCATTTTCTTCCTCCTCTTGAACCTGGTGAATTGGCACCTGAAGCACCACCCCCACCAGAACTTCCTCCACCACCTGTACCTCCTCCAGTTGCCCCACCTGTTGCAACTGCTGCGGCATTAATTGCTGCACCTGCTGCTACAACTGTAGCCACAACCATTTCTGTTGCTTCTTCTCTTTCTGCTTCTGTCATATCAGCGCCGATGCTTCCAAGTGCTGCTAACGCTGCTCCAGGATCTGTTAGAGCGGCTGTAAGCAACGCTCCTGGATCTTGAACTAATTCAATATTTGCTGCTACTGCAGCGGTAATTACAAGAGCATTTCCATTTTCATCTGTACGTAGTTCAACTGGTGTTGATGGTGGTAGGTCTGCATATGAAACGCCAGATGCTTTTACTTCTGCTGCTGAGATTGATTCGCCAGGCTTAAGATCTTCTAGCAATGCCTCAACAAGAACTTCTTTTTGTTCTTCAGTTAATTCTTTTCCGTCTTTTGCTTCTTCAAGTATTTCTTTTAATTCTTCTTCTTTTTCTTGTGCTTCTTCTTCTTCAGCCTTTGCTTCTTCTAATTCTTTTTCTTTTGCTTCAGCCTCTGCC